CCCATCTCCGCCTCGGACCGCCTATAATTGAAAGCGGCCCGATTCGTTAGCTATGCAAGCTAACCCATCGGCATTTCGACTTGAAGCTGCCGCGCTTCACACTGGATTGGAAATCCATCTCCTCTGGCTTTATAATTAAAGCAAAAGGATCTGGAGTCCACTCTCCGGATAAGCTTCCTCCTCGAGAATCGTCTCTAGAGTCGCCCAATAGTCCAGCTTCGAGATAGGAATTAATCCTACCCCATTGCAGAACTTCAGGTAACTCCAATAGACCCTCAAGAAGGATCTTATTGTCACTCCTATCGAGCCCTTCTCTCTCACACTCGTGATTGTTTGGAACGGTTCCTTGTCTGGCCATGGCATCTTCACGAAGTCCTCCAATGGAATTTCTTCCAAAGGGTGAATATCGAGAATACTCCATGTCAGACGTTTGGAAACCTTTCCTGTCACGCATGTGTTGAGTTGTGCCCCATTTGAGTAGGCATGCTCGTTCATTTCCATCGATACTGTCCTTTCTTTTTAGTGGATAGTATTGCAGCCGCTTCTGTTTGAAGCACTGCAACTCCGCATTCCAATGCAGATTTGTAGTGAACATCAAACTTAAGTGGTATAGACCTGGTCCAGGAATTCTGGACCTGGGTATGGTATGACGAACAACGGAGCGTACCAGATTACGGATTTTCTGAGCTATGTGCCATTGACCTCTGAGGTAAAACTCATCGGCTTTAGCATTCCAGCTCATAATATCCTCTGGTAGCCAGTTTCGTGCGCTGTCTGGTGGAACTCTTCTGGCGTAAACGGGTCTAACCGAAACGCCATTATAGTAATCCGCACCACAAGACTCTCGGAATAGTGAATTCCAAAAACTCTTGTTGACATTAACTTTGAGGGCATAGCTCTCGAGGTAACGCACGACCGTTTCCGCGTAATCCGTGGGAACAATTATATCGTCCCCGTAGATATCAATCGATCGAGAATACTTTTTGATCGATTGAGAACTCGGACGTACACTGTCGACCATATGCATTGCTGCTAAGACAAGTGTGTAAAACACACAAGCTTCTACGGGAAAGCATAAAGCTGACCCTTGGGAAGCATATTTTGTCAAAACAACGTTGCGGTCGTCAGGTAACGTAGCATGTAAAGAACGCGCATCCTCCAAATAATGGAGAAGGCCTGAGGTCTTAAAGATGCGTTGAACTAGATGCAAATGCACCCGGTCTGAAGCATCTTTCAGGTCCAGCGTAGCGGCTCGTCTATCTTTACTGCTAGTGTAAGCGCGTTTCTGATTCACACTTTGATCCGTAAATCGGATTGAATTGCGAGTCAGGCTATGCTCCTCCAACGTCTTATACATGTAGTCCTTTACGGACTGTTGCATGTACATCACGTGTGAAGGCTCTATAGCAATAACGCGTGGCGCCTTCTGTGTTTTAGGAACGAATGCTACTCTTACGCCCTCTTCTGAGCGTAGCGGTAGAAATTCGGGACCTCTTTCACAATTGGCTCCTCCTTGGGCATAATCTGCTGCTTGTCCGTAATTGGAGAAGCAGTGGAGATCGCTTGGGAAGGAGTACTCACTTCTCTCGTTCCACTTTCGGATTTCAAATCGTTCATTTGAACGAAAAGCATCCGCAGTGAAACCAGGGCCGTGGCGACAAACAAGACGAGTGTAATCAAGCTCAGGAAATACCTGAGCCCAAAGAACTCTTGATACTTGCTCAAGGACTAAGTCCTTTCTCTCAATTTGAGGGGTCACACGGCGGAGTTCGCCTTCTACATCCAGAAAATGCTGAGCTGCGGCAGCTTCTCTACTGCCAGTGCAATCAAGTTCTACCTTCTTAAAGAAGGTGCAAACTTGCCGAATACCAAGAATGGTATAAGGGCATATTTCTTTTTGTAGCCTACCATCTTTATCAAACACACGTTTGAAGAAACCTCCGAGAAATCGGGGGAGACTTCCATGTTTAGCGAATTCGCTTGGACATGTGAACGTTCCACTTTCGATGCCTCTCTCGAGAGCATCGCAAAGTTTTGGAAGGGTTAAAGTTAAAAACGATAACCCCTCGTGTTTGTAACGACATACAATTCTTTGTATGTCGCGTTCTACGGACAAGTCTAGGTCCAAGCTCAATTGTTCGAGCAAGGCCTTGACTAGGAGCATGGTCGGTCTTTTCATATATACCTCCATTTATATTGAGGAATATAGACCGTCTAAGCTAACTCCAACGTATGTTGGGAGTACCTGTACTAAGCCGGAAGAATCCGATTTAGTAAATCGCGAATTTTCACAAGAAGTTTCGCGAGCCTGGAGAAGAGTTTCATTTAAAACTCACCACCCAGAACCTTGTTGTAATTGGTTGAAGTCAACCAAAGCTTCAAGGCATCAATCAGGTACCCGATCTCAGTGTCGGAAAAGCCAGTTTTAGGCTCGTCAATGACGAGATAAACACTGACACCAATTTCCTTATTTACTGCGGAAATTGGATCTGCCGCAATTTTACGCTGCGACAGCCGAACTTCACGACGAAAACGCGAAGCAGTAACATTCTGCTTCGTATTGACGTACGTGTTCCCGTCAGCCGCTGTGTACTGGTTTACCGTTGGACCACTTTGGGTCCGAGGTAGACTGATAGCAACGGCATTAACTGTGACGGACTGTGGATCTGCTAACATTAGAAGTTCCTTATTGTTTTACGCATAACTCGGGTTGCAAACCCTGGAAACTGCTTATCTCAATCGGGACATGCCTAATGCACCCAATATCGATAGCTGCATACCATTGAGGGAAGCCTCGTTGGTATTGAACCCGAAAGGATCACCTTTAGCTCGGATCTTACTTGACCCGAGAGAGGTGCCAGTCCCTGTAAAGGTAACGAACTGTCCAGTAACACGTTGGAAAGTTGATGTTGAGAACATTTCGTTCTTTAACCACCTTTCCCTCATGATATAGAAGTTCGTCGCCGCTAACCGATCGGCTACTCCTGTTTGGAGATTGTCAATGACATCTCCTACATTTGTAAACCAATCAATTAGCCAGGTCCAAGGTATGGCGTTATAAATAACGGTAGGCGATGGATAAAGTCCAAATAATTGGCGCTTCATTCCAGTCGTCCAATCCATATCCTTGGGACCATCAGGCAACCAATATCGGAAACGGGCTGTTGCCCACCACCGGTTACCAGTTGTCTGTACATTGACCCACTTCATGTTTGACGCCCATCCAGCACCCCAAAAGGGCCTGAATGGATTCGTCGTTCCTGAAGTTGTAGTAACTGAGTCAATGTCGTCTTGGAGATTAACTTTTCTCCGGACGGGTCGACCATTGTCACGTAGAAGTTGTTTCAGACGTTCTTGTGCTTTTTGTTGAAACATAAAGCAACTTCGAATATCTGAAAGCAGAGGTTTCCAACCAAATTGGAGCGCTAACCAGTAATCTGGTATGTGCCTAATATCGTTGATCCTCTGCCTAAGCATGCGAGGCAAGTCTCTTAACTCCACGATGGCGTTAAGGCCCGCAAACACAGGCTTAGTAGGCTTCATCTTCTTGTAGGCTTCGGCCCCACGAGAATCAGGGATATAAGATCCTGAAATCGTGGCATCCGGTACATTTACAACGAGACCGCCCGTATAATATTGGTCGGTCCCGAAGGATTTGTATATTTCTCCGATCGGTATGTAATTTCGGTTAGTCTCGAACCCTACAAGGTTCAAAGGACCACCGATATCACGATCCGGCGGGAAATTAGGATAGCCGTAATGCCCTCCATTGCCAGATATCATCGTTTTGCTCACTTTATCTATATAAGTGATTTCATCGATGTAATTTGGGGGTCCAGATGCGTTTCGGTATTGACCGATTTTCACATTAGGACTTGTTACAATGGATTTTGTCATGTGACAACCTTTCGTAGTAGCGGAGTGTTCCGTAGAACGTGGAGAGGGCCCTGGAG